GATATTGCGTTATATAGTTTTTTGGTTCCAAAATTCAAAGAAAATCCAAATATTGAGGACTTATATGATGCCGTAAATAATTTTTTGACAGCATTTAGATTATCGTATATTGAAGAACATAATCCCACAAAAAAATGTGATAAATGTGATAATGGTTTAATTGATTGTGATGAGTGTTACGGAAATGGGGAAGTAACTTGTAATGATTGTCGTGGTAAAGGTAATACTGAATGTGATGATTGTGGAGGCGATGGTGAAGATTCCGAAGGTGAATCTTGTAATACATGTCAAGGTGGTGGAACTTTGGAATGTAATACTTGTCATGGTACAGGTGATGAAAGTTGTAATGAATGTGATAATGGTTATGTCGGTTGTGATGAATGTGATGGTTCAGGTAATATTGAAACCAGTGATACTGTTTTGATTGAAAGACAAAATTATTTAACCTATAATCCTGAAATAATTGATATGATGAAAAAAATGGAAGAAGGGAAGGTTTTTGATGAATCATTACTGGACTCTATGTATGATAGTGGCTCAGTCATACTTTTAAATTCCGTTGAGGACTATTCCGATTATGATATTCATGTTGACAGGGAAGATGGTGAATATGTTTTTGAATTTGAATTACGAAACCCAAAATTAAATATAACGCCATATAGTAATTTAACTATAATATGGAAATCAGAACCTTAAGATTAGAATCACCTTTTATCACTCTATGAAAAACACCAAATGGTATATAATATTTTTCACCAACGTACAATTTCTTAGGTAGATTATTATCCATTTGTAAATACCAATTTTCACCTTCCAATATTTCAACTAATCTATTTTCTCTATCCCGATGCCATTTCAGTTCATCTGAATCAACATCGGGAGAGAATACTCTTAATTTTTTATCGTCAATTATTTTTTCTTGGAACGGTAATTTTTCCATTTACCAACTTCTACTTGATTTAAGTCCTAATTTTTTTGCATATCTAGCGACATTGCAACTCCAATACCCCGCCATAGTTCTATCTTTCTTTTGATCACAATTATGTCTCGCTCTAAATGATTTTGCTGCCTTTTTATTTTTATTTCTAACTCTTAAATTTGGATCACCAAAGGTTACTTTTTTAATTGTTCCTTTGGGTGTTTTAACATATACTGCAAATTTTTTAGGACCACCTGGGGTTCTAAATGGAGAATTCAGTTTAACGTTTTTACCATGATGTTTTGCTTCGAATAACAGTTCCTCAACCTCATCTTCATACATTGGAGCGTCAAGCCAAACCTCATCACCACTTTCTAATAAAACCTTTTTACCTAAATCAGATTCAACTAACCATATGTCTTCATCATTCAATCGTATTTTACCTTCATTAAACAAATTTCTTACTTCATTGATTAGTTTGAAATATTTGTCAGAATATATTCTAAATATGTTTTCAGTCAATGGTATTCGATTTTCCAAATGATACTTTAAATCCTCAGAAATTAAACAAGTTTGAGTTAATTTCATTGGTGGATTTAAACTTTCGTTTAATACCTTTTTTATAATTGTATCAATATTTCTTTCCATATTTGTTCCTTTTTTAATAAATATTGTCTATCATTATTATATAACCACAAAAAGAAATATTATGTATCATATTTATGCGTTTTTTTACACAATAATAAGAATATTTATTTTCTCTAAAATATTCTACTTATTTATTATGACATCCCAATATCCTGAATCTCATGACGTTAATTTATTGACATGGTGGATTTATTTTCTGATTTTTGATATTTGGTTATTACAAATGTTACCAAATAAAAAAACAAGTCAAGAAAATAAATCAAATGATAATGATATTTTACAATAAAATTTATCATTCTACGATATATTTATAAAGAAAAAATTTATGAAATATAATATTGTTAAAGAATCTGAAATACGTAGAATACTAAGAAAGGTTGTAAAGGAAGAAATGGAAACAGAAATTGGTGAGAAAAAAGATAAACCAAGATGTGTTTCAGGTAATGTCATACCTTTAGATGAAATCGTTGGGACTGCTGATGAATATGTTGATTATGCACCTGGTGTTAATAAAAGAAAATTGGGTGTAAATTCAATGGTTGATACTTTAGGTATCCTCAACAATATAAGACTATTCAAAGATGTAAAAGATGGTGGGTCTCACTTGGCATATAATATGATGCACCATCTAAATAAGTTCAGAAATAAGAATTATTACGATGAAACTTCCGATCAATGTAATAAAGCAATGGATAAAATCATTGAACTTTATAAAGAAAATGAACATGGAACTGAGCTTGTTAAAGATATTGAAAGAGTATTGAATCTTCAAACAAAAGATGATGAATACACACCCTCACCAAGAGCTAAAGAATATCTAAAAAGATGTTTAGCTTTGGTTAAAGGAGGATAATCTAACCTCTTAGGAGGACTTTTAGGACCGTTACTAGTTATGGTAACAAAAAAAGAGGACATCGCTACGTCCTCTTTTTCTTTTTCATAATATTTATAAATAAAAACTATGAAAAAGAAATTATTCTTCGGATGGGAAAACATCAAATGGTTTTTCAATGAAATTACAAATATGTATTCCACAAAACCATCATTCTTTTCTAAAAAAAGAATTGAGTCTGGTGTCGCATTTGCTGTGGCTCAATGGGGAATGATTTTTTTCTTATTAGAAAAACATTCCGTATTAACAATGACTGATTTAATTATGTGGGCTGGCGTTGAGTTTGCAATTTCAGGTTACATTATCCACCAAATACAAAAAGAAAAGAAAACCGAAGAACAAAAACAAGAAACCCCCAACGAATAATTGAGGGTTTCTTTAATTTACTTAACTTCTTCGAAGTCTACATCAGAACCATTAAATCCATCAGCACTTTCGGTTTGATTACCTACATTACTATAAAGTTCTTGTGTGATTTTCTGCATTTTCATGTTAACATTTTCTAACACTTCATTGATTTTATCAACATCACCTGAGTTTTTAGCTTCTTTTAGTAATTCAACTGAATCAGTAACATCCTTTTTCTGTTCTTCACCAATTTTTTCATCCAAATCCTTCAATGTTTTTTCTATATTGAATATTACACTGTCGGCTTCGTTAATTTTTTCGGCTTTTTCTTTGATTAATCTGTCAGACTCTGCGTTTTCCTCAGCTTCTCTCTTCATTCTATCGATTTCTTCCTTAGATAATCCACTTGAGGACTCAATTCTGATAGTTTGTTGTTTGTTTGTACCCTTATCCAAAGCCGATACATTAATAATACCATTAGCATCAATGTCAAACGTCACTTCAATCTGAGGAACTCCCCTCATTGATGGTGGAATACCATCCAAATGGAATTTACCGATGGTTTTGTTGTCTTTCGCCATAGGTCTTTCACCCTGTAACACATGAATTTCAACAGATGGTTGATTATCAACAGCTGTAGAGAAAATTTGAGACCTTTTTGTTGGAATTGTGGTATTTGAGTCGATTAATTTAGTCATAATTCCACCCATAGTCTCAATTCCTAATGAAAGTGGGGTAACATCTAATAAAAGTACATCTTTTACGCCTCCATCTAACACACCACCCTGAATTGCAGCACCTAAAGCAACAACTTCATCAGGATTTACACCTTTAGATGGTTCTTTACCAAAGAATTTCTTTACCGCTTCTTGGATTGCAGGTATTCTAGTGGATCCACCAACTAAAATAACCTCATCAATTTCTCCAAGGGTAAGATTAGCACTTGTCATTGCTCTTTTACAAGGTTCGATAGTCCTTTCAACCAATTTGTCGATAATTTGTTCGAATTTTGCTCTTGTAAGTGTTTTAACAAGGTGTTTTGGTTGATTATCAATAACCATAAAGTAAGGTAGATTGATTTCAGTACTTTGAGACGATGAAAGTTCAATTTTTGCCTTCTCTGCAGCTTCTCTAAGTCGTTGTAATGACATTGAATCGTCAATCCAACCCCCATTCTCATTTTTAAACTCATTTGTTAACCAATCAACTATGGCATTGTCAAAATCATCACCTCCAAGGTGAGTATCACCATCAGTTGATAATACTTCAAACACACCACCACCCAATTCAAGGATAGATACGTCATGAGTACCACCCCCACAGTCAAAAACAACGATTTTTGAGTCTTTGTTTTTCTTATCTAGACCATAAGCCAATGCCGCAGCCGTTGGCTCATTGATAATACGTCTAACATTCAACCCTGCAATCTCACCAGCTTCCTTTGTGGCTTGTCTTTGAGCATCATTGAAGTATGCTGGCACTGTAATAACTGCTTCAGTTACTGATTGACCCACATAATCCTCAGCAGTTTGTTTCATTTTCTGTAATACCATTGCTGAAATTTCTTGTGGAGAATATTCCTTACCATCAATCTTAACTTTAGGTGTGTTATTTTTCCCTTTTACGACATTATATGGTAC